TCTGCATACCGTACATAGTACCCCAATGCGATTTGTATATCTGTTCTTCCGTGAGTTTCAAAGTTTCTTCGTACTTAGTCCATACGTCCAAATCGGGGCTAATGAAACCAGCAATATTAGGAGCTATAATAGGGCTTTCGTTATCGTCTGGAATTGGTAACTCTACGGCATCCGTAACATCATTTTTACCTACGTATTTACCGTGTCCGTTGCAAGTATTGCATTTCTTATCGTCATTGACTCCTGAACCGTTGCAATCCGCGCAATACTGTACATACTTCCAAAAAATAGGATTGCCTTTGTAAACTTTATAAAGAGTTAGAAAAGATTGGTCGCGTGCGTATTCCTTAGCATCGTCTAAAATGCCATCAATAGCCGCTAATTTGTTTTTTTGTCCTATGATGTTATAATTTGAACAAATTAATGCAGGAACTTGACCAAAAGGATTATCGAATGTTTTTTCTTCTTGTAGTATAAATTCGTTTCCTGATTGCAAAAATAACCTATCCTTTGCATCGTCAACAATGCGCCAATATATTTTTGTTTCTTTAGTGTAAGGCTCGAATATTACAAAATCAACAATTTGTCCTTTTGATTTATAGTAACGAATTGAGTCAATTGATTTGTAAGTAGGGTATGCTTCTGAGTCTTTGTATTCAATGAATATTAAACCGTTCGGGTCGGTATTGAATAATTGAACCGCATTTTGTTGCACCCACTCCGAAAGAGTTTTATTATCACGAATATTAGCAATTTTTGAAAGGAAATCTTTTTTAATCGATTCTTTAATATCGTATTCTTTCAATCCACCTGAAGCATAGTAAATGTTATCAATAGGCTGAAACAAACGGTTAAACATTGACTTAATATTTTTAGAATACTTTGCCCTTGCTTTTGCTTTTTTATCGCTTTCTATTCCTTCTATTTTACAAATAAGTTCTTCTAAAAAATCCGTACCATTTACCAATGATTTTAATTCTTTAGAATATTCGCGCATTTCTTTCCATAATGGAGTCAATGTTTGATGTTTTTTTATTGCTTCAATTGCTTCTAAATCGTCTTTGAATGTCATAATGAAATTATTTGCATACAAATATATAAATTAATTACCAAATTATTTTCTTTTTCTTTATTGGCTTTTTTTGGTAGTCTTTGAATTGCTTTTCAAAAGCCGTACACATAAAGTAATCAAATAAATCTGAGAAGTGACCAAACTTTTGATACTTTGCTCCAGTCTTGGGGTCTTTTGCGGTTTCTTTTAGCTTATTACCGTCTGGTGCTTCTTTCAGTCCTACAAAGTCAGATATTGATTTATGACAACTTTCGTCAATTTTAAATACTAAATTGTCGTTCAATTCTAATACATTGTTTATCCATCCACCTCGCATAACTACACTAGGATTTGACTTTTGTACTCTGTTGATAGGTTTGAATTCTTTTAAATAATCGAGTATTAACGTGTAAAAATTGTGACCTTTCTCTAATTTAGTATCTTGTTTGTTGGCAGTTGCATCACCATAAATAAACATTCCTGAATCGTGGTGTTTGTATTTTTCAATTATCAATTTACAAACTTCTTTTACTGTGTTTTTAGGTGTTTCTCCTGCTATTTCATCAATTTGAACAATTAAGTAACCACCGTTTTTTAATGGCTGTATTTGAAATATTCCACAAGGTAAATAAGGGTTAACGTTGTCATCCCAAGAAATATGAAGTGCTAAATCAGGATTATACGAATGTCTTTCAACGTGTTTATTAATTTCAAAGTTCTTGTAAAACTCTCCCCCTGTTTTGATTTGTACATCCCAATTGCCCTCTACATATACCATATATTCAAACTTAGGCAAATTATTGAGATTGTCAATGTACGCCTGTGGTAAATGGGGATTGTCGGTTATTTTCGCAGGAATGTACAACCAATCAATAGGTAATTCATCCTTTTTGTATTTATCGTAAACGACTGTTTTAACCCATCCAAAAGTAGGGTTACAAGTAGCTAAAATAATCGGTTTAGGTTGTTTTGTAGCGTGTGGAATAATCCAAGAACCTGCACGCTCAAATGCTTTATAAAGACATTTTTCTTGGCACTCGTTAATTTCTTCAAATAGGAATCCATTAACCTCAAGCCCTTTCATCCAATCAAAGTCTTTGTCTTGCTTGTAATTTTCAGATTTGAATATTATAACACTTCCATTTGGGTGTGTATATTCGAAAGGACTTTCTTTTAATTTGCCCGATGGTTCTAATTTTTTAAAAGACGGTATTGTGGTCGTACGTATCTTTTCCATATCTTCACGTATAACGCACCACCTTGAACGGGGGAATACTTGGCACATAATAAGCAAAGAGGACAACCCCCATACGGATTTTCCTCCACGTCAGCGGATGGCACCGCCGTAAAGTATGAAGTTGTACTTCTCACTTTGCAACGCTACCATCGCTTCTGTTTGTTTAGGTGTTAATTCCATTAAATAGGCACTTCGTTATCCCCCCATTTTATAAGTGTTGTAGTTGTTTTGACTTCTCCAGAGTGTTCTGTTTGGACTTTATCACCAAACATTTTTGGATAGTATTTGGAAGCCTTCCATTTTAAAGTTTGAATCAAAACATTAGCGGTTGAAGCATCGTACAAACCAGTTCGGCATCCTTCCCAAATTTCATCAATTTTAGAATCTACGCTTTCTCCTTTATCTTGAATTGAGTTTACGTATAGGTTAAGTAACTCAGTGTTTTCTCTCTTCCATTTACACCAAGTAGGGAATGATGGGAATCTATCATCGCTATTTAGAATAGTTTTAATATTTTCTCCATCGGCTATCCTATCGCAAATTTCGATACATAATTCAAAACTATAATCGCTTGGTCTAGCCATAAACTACTTCATTTCTTTAGACAAAAATTCTGTGATAGTATCTTTTAGTATAAAGGGTATCACAAACACAAATATAAATAAAATTAATGACATAATCATAAATAATGGTATTTAGTGCCTTTTTTTAATAATTCTAAATAATCTTTGGCGTCATCTAGGTTTTTAAATTTAATATATTTCATTGGATACCATTCTTCTACAATCTTTGATTTTCTCCACCAAAAAAAGCCAGTGGTAACTTCTTGTTTATACAATCGTTCGAATGTAAAATTTCCGCAATATTCTTTTATTCTAAAATTTTTCACTGACATATTTCACGATAGATTAAAATATTACACAAAATGGCTATTATTACGCAAATTATTAACTGTTTAAAAGTTGGCTTGTTCATACTTCAATTTTAAAGTCACAATTTATTTCTTCAAATTTTGCTTCCCAATAAAGTTCGTTTGGCTTTTCAGCTAAGAACCGTTTACAATTCAATCTTTCTTTGCATGTATCATTCGAGCATATAGTGACGTTATTTGGTAGGGTTGTTTCTTTCGAGTCCATAATTAACAGTTAGTTTAAGGTTAAGTGCTTTTGCTATTTCTTCCAATTTTGTGAATTTAATATCCTTTTTACCGCTTATGTAGGTGTAAATGATAGTGGGTTGTATTTCGTATTTTAGACTAAACTGTCTAGGATTAAGCCCAGATTCTTGTATCAGGGCTTTTAGTATTTCTGTTCTTGTTTGCATATTGTTATTTTATTTATGCTAATTTACAAATGTTTTTTATATAAGCAAACTTTTTTTGTATTTATTTTTTATTCGATTTAAGGCGTTATTTTATTTTTTTGGCACAATACCATAGTAAATGTAATTTAGTTTCTCTACGACATCGTTTAAGCGTTTAATATTGCTTTTAGAAACATAAAGCGTTCTTTTCTCTTGCTCTAGTTCTTCGATGGTTGGTAGTTTAGGTTTTTTTGATTTCAATTTAATAGATTTTAAATCTAATGTACTCCTCTCCTTTTTTTACAATTTTTTTAAATACGTGCATTTCAAAAATGTAACGGTCATCTACTTTATATTTTTTTACAATACAGTCTAAAAAGCTTTTACAGCAATTATCAATGTCGCTTAGTTTGGAACTAAATCCAAACTGAATAGCGATTTTGATATTCTTTTCATTTGGTATTTCTATTTTGTTTGGTAATAGAAGTAAGCATTTTGAAATGAATTCATCATATTTTTTAGTTCTAAATCTACGACCTTGAAAACACTCGTTTACGCTTAATGGTCTAATGTTTAATTTAAAATCCATTTTCATTAATTAAATAAGGCAAAGCATCTTTGTTTACGTCAAAACTAAATTCATCAAATTGGTAACCTCTTGAATAAGGATTGGTCACTCTTACCGTTCCGTCTTTTTCTAAATCTAAGTTAATAACGCTTTCAGCTTTTTTGAGTACATAAGTTCCCAAATGCCCTAGAGGTTTACCAGTAACCCCGCTTTTATGGATTATGGTTGTAATGTGTATGTTTAATTCGTGAGTCCATTTTAAAATGTAATCGCTTGCTTCTTTACTCATTACGATATCATTTGTATTATCTACTAAATCCGCAATACCATCGATTGAAACTAATTTTACTTTGCTTTTGTATAATTTATCTTGATTATACAAACAATAATCAATCATTAAAAGCCTGTCATTACTGCTTAGATGTCTAGTTGCGTAACCTTGATAATTTTCATAAACACCTCCAGTCATTTCTTGCACACGTCTAAAAGTTCTTTGAGTGTAGTATTTACCTTGTTCAGTATCAAAGTCTAGTATTGTGTAGTCTTGGTCACGGTGGCTTTTTATGTTTGGAAATAGTGAATGACTATCGCCTCCAATGTAACAACCTAAAAAAGCCGACTTAATAAATGATTTCTTTGCCTTTGATTGTGCTATAATTGCAGAAAACTCACCCGCAGTCATAACTGGAGTATCGTAAAAATTACCTTTGTACTCGTGCTTACCAATTGAAAGTAATATTTCGGGTTTTTGTAGTTCCTCCGACAAATCAATATAACAGCTTTCAATTATTTTTTCAAAATCTTTTGGTTGATCGCTATTTTGGTTTATTTCTATTTTTGGTATATCAATCATAATTTATTGTCGTATCGGTTAATTGATTCGGTTATTTGATTATTTAAAGACTTGGTTACTTTTGCTAAATCCCATTTATTTATATTTTCAAAAAAGGATTTAGCTTGGTTTAGCTTTTCAATATCTTCTTTACTTTCTTTGAAATGCATTTCTTTTGGATTGATACCGATTGATTTTAAGTATTGGTTAAATTCAAAATCATTCAGTTTTTGTGTAAAAGTCTTGTAATGTAATTCTAAAGGCATTGAAAGCAAATCGTGCATTGATTTCTGAGCGAAGTTTATGTCTTTGTAGTGTTGTATTTCTTGAATAAAAACATAGCAGTATAATTTTGCGAATAAAATATTTTCCTGTTTGTTTTTTTCTTTTTCTCTATTTGCCCATTCTGCTAAAAATTTAATACAGTCTATGTCAAATGTACACGGCTTTATAGTTTGTGCCTTAAATCGGCTAAAAAGCCACTCAAACGCCTTTTCTATTG